GGCGTCAATGTCGCAGCTGGGTTTGTAATAGTTAGTGAAAAAGCGTAATTAGGTACGCTGTCAAAAGTAATGGTTGTCACTGTCCATGTGGCATCCGTGCCTCCACGAACAATCTTGACGGGCGCCAAGTCAGGATGCACAACAATCAATGTATCAGCAGATTGTGTCCAACTAAGGCTTGACAACATAGCACCAGTAATACTTGCAACTGCTAAATAATCGTTACCAGAGCCATTAATGTTTGCAATCTTTACACCGTCTTTAACTACATACATACGCCCAGCAACAAAGCAAAGCATATAACTGTCATCAACTGAGAACTGGAATGGCACCAAACGCACACCGTTTGCTACGGATGGGGTACTACTATTTGGCAATTCAAAAATGTGTTTTAAGCCAGGTCTCCGTCTAATGCCACCTTGAGGTTGGCAGATAACGTTAGTTGCCTTAGCTAAAGCGTTTGAATACTGCTGTAAATCAACCCTTGCACGTAGCAATGGGTCAAGCTCACCAGTTGAGAAGTTTGTTTGTAGGTTAATAAAGCGTGGCATCAGAACCTCGCAGCTACCAATGTGTAATCATCGATAACCTGTGGAGGTTGTCCCTGAGCGTCAATGTTTGCAGCTGTACGGAAGTAACCGCCACGACCATTCTCAGATGGTCCACCAACTGCAACACCTTGCCAATAACCAGTCTTAGCTTCTTGCTCAGTAACTGGATAAGCCAAGTGCCATGCCATCATATACTTAAGCAATTGAATAAAGTATTGTGGCATTGCATACTCAGGCGTTTGATACGGGTAGTCAATGTACACGGTATCGTAATTAGCCAACAACTTATCGCCCTCAATTTCCCATTCTTTTACTGGGCGAGCGTATGCGTTGTTTGTTTCAAATAATGCACGGGGATTACCAAGTCTATCACCAGGTAATTGATATTCATATTTCCACTCACTCACTGGAGTAGTCACTAAACGAGCCAGCTTAATTTTCTTGTAAGCAAAGCTCCATGGGTACATTGATAGCGTTGTGTCACGCACGTCACTGTATAAACGGTCAGCCGAGTTAGCTTCATCCGTACCGTCATTAAAAGACGAAATAGGCTTAGCGCCTAATAAGATTAAAGCATCGGAACATATTGAAACTGCTGTATCGCCAGCTGCCATATAAACCTCTTATGTAAGAAAGGCTACCACCGAGGGGTCCCAGTAGTAGCCAGTCATTTCACATCAACGATTAATCGCTGTCAGTGTTTGCTAAAGTTGTACCATCGTTTACGTCAACAACGCCAGAAGCGTTAGAAAGAACATAAACTAAAGTAGCTACTGCTGTAGAGCCAGTAGACGTTACGCAATAGATTAAGTCGCCCACAGCTAGTGTGTTTGACAAGCTATTGAAGTAACCAGCTGTATTTACATCAGCGATTGCATCAGTAGTTTTGTAGGCATAAATGCTTGGTGCTTGACCAGCCTTTGATGCCGCTACTGCTACGAATCCAGTTGAACTAAATGCCATGATAAATCTCCTTTAATTAAGCGCCGTTTTCGTCACAAGTGATTTCAACGATACCTTCAGCGTCAATAGCCACTGCACCAGCAGAGAACATTGAAGCAACCAAGAAAGAAGTTTTCTCAGGAATGTAGTTGATTTCAGTCTTAGGAGCGATGCCTTCAGCCATGCCGATAGCGTCACGGTGGAAAGCGTAAACCTTACGGTCACCAGAACTTAGTGGTAAACCACCTTCGTCACGGTCGCCAATTGTGTGGAACTTAAAGCCCAAGAATGTATCGATTTCGCCTTGAACAAGAGCTTTAACTGAGTTGAAGTCAGAAGATGTAACTTCTGTCTCACCCAACATACCAGCCAAGTTGTTAGCGTGGATAACGATGTGACGGTTGTCCATCGGTACGTTCTTAGCGTCAAGAGCTTTCTTAGCAGCAATTAACTTGTCCAAGTTCATGTTAGTGTTTGCGCCACCAACTGAAGATGCAACTGTGTTAGATGTGCTTGAAGCAACAAGAGCGTCAACGATTAATTGGTCTTGACGGCGACCGATAGCAGCAGCAACTACCTTAACAAGCTCAGAGCGCTCGTCAAAGTTAACTTTAGCTTGCATGAAAATGTCGCTATATTCAGCAGCGATATAGTCAGCCAAAGTAGCTGTTACTTGACCATAAGTCACGTTTAATGGAGTTACGTCAGATTGAGGGATGCGAACTTGAGCAACGCCTTTACCAATCTTAGGGAACTTGTAAGTTGAACCTTCAACACCTGAGCGAACACGGATAGCTGGGCGTAATACGGCATTAGCCTGATACGCTTGCTTAACTTCCGCATCAAACAGGGTTACAAAGGCTGTAGATAAGTTGATAGCCATTTTGATGTCCTTTTGACAAAGTTAAAAAAGTGTTTTGTTTACGCTTCGGTATGCCACAGATGTGGGCTTCAGCTTACAGTAGGATGTCAGCCGATTGTTGTCACAATCATTAAAGGGTCACTAGACAACATGATATGCCTTACGCACGATTGTATTCTCTTTTCTACAAAGTGCAATACCCTTTTTAAAGATAAAAAAAGACCACCCGAAGGTGGTCAAAATCACTCCGTGAAAAATTAGCTATTGTATCTAGCGTTAAACATACGCTCTACCTTTTGACGGTAGGCTGCATCCGTTTGATATTTAGGGTCGCCAACCATGGCTTGTAATTCTGCATCGCTTGGCATACCTTCGATTGGTGCAGACTCAGTAGGAATACGACCCTCGTACGCCTCACGAATCTTCATCAATGCGCTGATACCCTTTGCAGTACCACCCATCACCTTGAACTCCTCAAAGTCCTCGCCAGACCAGATACCCTTGTTGACCAAGCCTCTTGCCCAGTTCACCATGCCATTAATCTTGGCGTCAGCGTTTGGACCTAGAGCTTTACGCTCAGCAGCTGCGTCAATCTCTGGTTGGTTGCCAGCAACTTCGTTAGCCATCTTGACAACGTTGTCAGCAAACTCGTCAAAGGCTGCTTGGCTTAGACCATGCTTGGCTGCCCATTCTTTGTAGACTGGCACTAATGGCAATTGGTCGGCGCCCTCACCAAAAGAAGATAAGTCGTACTTACCCTCTGGAGGAGCTTTATGCTTGCCCTGGCTTATTTGCTTTCTTAAATCTTTCCAAGACTTAGCGAGTCCTTCAATATCTGGCTCGTTCTTGTCTTTGTCCCAAAAGTTTTCTGGGAAAAAGTCAGGTCTTTCTAATGGTTCATCGTCAGGGATTGAGTCGCTTGCACGGTGGTCAACCTCTGTCTTTAATTGAGCTTCCTGAGAATCACTTTGGCTACTATCTTGTGCTTCCACACCGTCAAGTAAGCCAGTTGATTCACTGGGCTCAACGCTTGCTGCTTCGTTATTTTCGCTCATAAGTTTCTCGCTCTATTGATTCTGGCTTCAATCTCTTTAACTAAAGAGCATCTGCCTTCCAAAAAATAACCATAGGAGGCATCGCTCCCTGGTCCCCAACAAGGTTGCTCAACTGTTTGCTCACGCAACCATTTCAGCAGCCGTTGTCCATCCTCTGTACCAAAGACTCTTAGGCACAGCTTGTCTTGTTCGTTACCATTGGGAGGCGACATCACCGTTTGCATCGCCTCAATATCATCCCACCCCGACATAATTACCCCTTACTTATCAGTATTTCATCCACCTTATCAACATCTGCCTCATCTGTGGCGTGGATGCAGTACCACACGACATCCGTCAAAGCCAATATTTCATGCGAAATACCAGCCTTAATCTCGATACAAGCTGGACCTGTATATTCTTTAACGTCATCACCAGCCGTCACAATGGCTTTACCAGAAGCCAAAATGCTTAAATGAGTATAGTCGTGTATATGCTTGCCGACCACGTATCCAGCTGGAACCATTGATTCTTTTGCGTATAACCCAGCGGCAAAGTGATGCCCTACCACTGGGTTTACCTCACACGGCTTACAGCTCATTGAGCCATTCCTGGTTGAGCCATCGCTTCACCAGCCATCATGTTGTCAGCGACTGCTTGCTGATTGCCAGCCATCGCCATAACCATCTGGTCTTGCTGAGCCATTTGTTGTTGCTGGTCCATCAAGAAAGCTCTCTCAGCTGCTGTATTACGCACTGAGCTTGGTACGCCTAGCTTGTCGCCCAAGAAGTCAATCAAGTCACCTTGCTTAACTGCGTGCTGACCCTCTGTACCCAGTTGCTGAGCTAACTGCATAAACTGAAGGATGTTATTAATCTCCTCCATGTTTTGCGCCATAGCCAACGGAGCTACTGGAGATACCTTAACTTCAAGACCGTTTACCTGTAATGGCAAGTCAATCAAGCCCTTGTCATCCATTACTGACAAGATGCGAGATACCAACGGAACCATGGTCTCGTTAATCAAGCGACCGAAAGCACTGCCTAAGTTTTGAGCAAGTTCTTTCATTCGCTCAACAACCTCAGTTGCAGAACGAGCACTCATGTTG